CTCCGGATGGTCTGCGGGGGGAAAGAAAGTTCCCTAGAATGGATTTAGGCCATCCTACCTGTGGGCGCGGTGGATCACATTGATACGGTAAAACGTAAGTAGTCCGTAATCTTCCGGTGCTTGAGTTTAAATTCCCTCCGCGGTCTATCAACAGGGGAAACACACTCCAGCATTCCTGATCCGTCCAGCTCTGGAAGGCGCACATCCTTCAGATCTACTCCGACATGTGCTAAGTATTTAAAACGCTCTGGATGATCACTGATGAATTTCGTGATCTCGGTTCTGGGGTCGTCAAACCAGGTCCGTGACGCCTTAACTAGATCAACAATAATGTTGTACCATTTAAGGGCCTGTCCAGGGTGCAATGTCGAGTACATTTGGCCAACTGCTCTAGCTGTAGTCTCGATAGGAGATTCAATCCTCCTTTCAGGTTCTATGAATGAAGCTATCATAAAATCATTTGAGCGAATAGGGTAACCACAATTGTTGTAGTACCCTAGAAACTGTACGTTCTTGGGATTAGATGTTACCCAAGACTTCTTAGTAGAGAGATTCATTCCAAACGCTGATGAACCGAGCTTCGCCCAGTCCTCCAGGTTCATGATTCCCATAGGAACCACGACGGCGTCATCACCGTGGTAGATTTCTCCTAATGGAAGATAACCCGTACAATGGTAAGACAAATAACGAGTGACAATGACATTGATAATGGTATCGATGATGTTAGTCCAGGCTGAACCAGAAGGTACACCTCCGGTTTTCCGGTAACGCTCACCGTTCTGGAGACGCACTGGCGTGTTGATGAAGTAACGGACCATCTTAGACCACCTTCTAAGTGTTCTATCCGGTCGAACAGGCCAATGTTCGTCCGAGTATGACTCAACCATATCCAGCCTAAAAGCGTCTTGTACGATAGCAAAAGCATCTCGAATCAGCCAACAAGGCGGGGTCTTGTCAAATGACGACCAGTCCGTCATAACTACGCCAGGATTGCGCACCTTAACCATATCATTGATATAAGCCATGCCTCCGTTCGCCATTTCCAGACCGTATGAGGTCGGTGCAGAACAGTCGTTTGACTTTAACCATTTTAAGTAGGGATATACGTATCGAGCTTCCTCGATCGTAACGGAGACGGGGAAACCCCACACTCCGCGGATCTTGTTCGCGTCGTGACTACAGAGTTGAGCTCTGAAGTATGCTGCCGTGTCGGGTAGGCTAACTTGAGCACCACGTCCGACCAAATCCCACGTCCTACGGAGATCGGGCATAAAGTGATCTAATATATCACCTTTCTTTAAACCTGGGTGTGTTATAATCCAGGGAAGTCCAGGTGACTTATTCCTCGGAAACTCAGTTTCGCGAGTTACGGCACCGAGTGTTAGTGGTACCAACTTCCTGCTCGGAACAAAGTCTCTTCGCACACTTTCCAGTATCAACGCGTAAGCATTATCAACGGGGCGTGAAGGACGTCGCTTGATGTCAAACTTCATGATATCCTCACGCACATGAGCCATCGAGGGC